GTTATCCTGTATTTGGGGCGTCATTTCCTCTTCGATTCTAGACCCCCTCCAAGACCCTTGTTCCGGCGAGCCTGTGATTCCAGCATCTACTATCTTTTTCTGGTGCGTAGGGAACACAGTGCTTCTGGGATAAAGGACATCCATACCCCCCATATATTTTTCCCCCGGCAAAACAGCCCCATAGGTGTCATGGGCCACACCTGAAACATCTGTACGCAATGCGCCTTCTTTCATTTTTGTTACATTGTATCCCATCATAGGGTCTTTTAGTTGAGGAAGCCACCTAACGCTATCCCTGGAAACGGCAGCACGGTTCGCTCCAATATCTGGGAACCCAGCTTTCAGCCACCGACTTTGATCCATTTTTTTCAGTATAGCCCCGCGCCACTTTCCGGGGATGCCCCTCATCCACTTCTCAAGGTCTGGCGCGTCTATGCCTGGGAACGTCTTAGCAAACTTTTCGGGGATCACCGTCTTAGCTGCTGTATTAAAGGCTTTTATGTCTTTCTTTGCGATATTACTTGTACGCATTTGCTCAGACATTAGCGAGTTCATCATGTTGTTGAAGTTCATGCTATCAGGCCCCATAGGGGTAGTAATTGCATACTTATCCTTCCCTATGTTTGACTTTGCCACATTCTCAAGATTTGCTAGATTCCCATGCAGAGATGCCCAGACAGGGTTTTCATGTAATTGCATAAAACCTGAACCGCCGTCTTTTATGGTGTTGGTCGGCCCTGCGATTGTATTGAGGATTTTCTTTATCCCTGACCCGTCACCGCCCGCTGGCGTCATTATTGATCCTACGGGGATGTCCTCTGGAGTTATGGCGTTTCTCTGTTGATACATGGATGCGTCTACATCAGCAAGTTTCAGCGCGTCTTCCATTGCCTGGACATCTTCTGGGGATTTCGTCGGCCCTGTTGCCCGCCAAGGAACGTCCATGTTTCTACCTGTCTCTGCCGCTTCTTGAAAATATTCATCCCGCGTTTTATACCCGAAAGTCTTAGCTTGTGCGCCAGCTATATCTGCCTTCTCTTGGTCGGTAAGGTATCTTGGCCCAGCCGACATACTCGGCCCGCCGCCCCCCATCCTCACAATCAATTCATTCTCAGGAACGTCTAAAGTATCCCAAGGCGGTGTTGCTCTGCGTTGTTCCGGCGTGTAATCCATGCGGGTTTGTACGTTACGGGCTTCGGCCTCCCCTGCTAGGCGTTGATAGAGTTCAAAGTCTGTGCGCTGGTCATGCGCTTTTCTGAGCTTGTCTATATCTCGCATCTTAGTAGCGGCAGGTTGCAATTTCTCCATTTTACGACCCGCCTTTAGCGCAGCAGCCTTTGCTTGCTTCCTGTCACCCATAACTGAATTGAATTTATTTATTTGGCTGCTAGTTAAAGACCCGTTCATTTCTTCAAGGTGTTTATTCCTTAAAAACGCGGCAGCACCTCTAACCCACTCATCTCTTGCGGGGCCTGCCTTTTTAGGCTGTATTCCAATCGTGTCTCTGATTTCTGTAGACCATCTATACCAATCCATCGTATTAGTGACCATCGAAGGCTTCGGGTTTGCTGCCTTAGAAAGTTCGTCTAATTTAGTGTAATAATCAGCCTGCATAAACGCGGCTCTATCTTCTTTGTGGCTGTCGTATTCCTTCTTGTCCCGGTAATGCACCCCAGCGCGACGGTGATAATCAAGGGTAACGCTGTCCCGCGCTGTCTCAGGATTGCCCCCGCGAGAAAAGTTTTCAGTTTCTTGCGTGGCGTGTTGGAACTCATGGTTTGCCACACTCCTACGCTCTGCATTATCACTGCCCTTCGCTACGACAGTCTTGAATGATGGGTCATACTCCCCGCCTATTGGCCCCCTCGATATGCTTTGCTGGGTTGCATCCCACATATCAGGGTATGCCCCCTGCAACTCATCATGCTGCAACCGCTGATACCCCTTCGGCGCGCCCGCAGGAGTTTCAAGGAATGACGCACTATCATCAATCTCAAACTTCCATTGCCCATCAACGTCTTTATACCAACCTGTCTCTTTCCAGACCTGGCCTCGGTCGGTACCCTTCGCCGTTAGCTCTTGGGCTTGCTGTAGGGCTGCTTGATCCGCTGTCTTGGCAGACCTGCCGCCAAACATACGCAAGGCACCTTTAGGCACCTCTGAGAAGGCACCTAACCCAGCCATATCTGCAACAAGTTCCAAATTAGCCTTATTATACTGGTCAGTCGCTTCCGGTGGTGCCGTGCCACTCATAACCGTTGGGCCAAGAGACAGGCTTGTGTCAATGGCTTTCTTATAACTATCGCCAACCGCCTTCAGACCGCTTTCCAGCTTTCCAGGCACATCGGCGTGAAGAAGCTGCAATAGTGAACCTATAGGGCTGTCAACCATTGCTTGCATGGCACTAGTCTTTATTTCAGGTTTAGCCGTTGAACTGCCCCTTGGCCCCATACCAGACAAGCTCTGTCTATACGGCTTTACCGTGGCAGCTTTTTCCATGCCTAATATCTGCTCTATAAAGCCCACTTAAAAATCGCCTCCATAAGATGCCCGACTAGCTTTAGGCGTTCCGTCAAAGTGCCGCGAGTTCTGCCCAAAGATGTCGGCAACAATAGCCACATTTGCTGAAGCTGTTTCATTTCCAACTAAAATATCAAAGTAATCTAGAAAACTCCTGTACGCCGATTGAAATGGCTGACCTTCGGCTGCAAGCCATTCATAAACTGCGTATCTGATAATTAGTTCTTCATCTATTAATGGTTTATCAGTATCTATTGTAAATGCTGCTTTCTCGCTACCACCTGCTGCGACTTCGCACCAATTCTTTTTAATATATTCAAATGCTACGGTCACACCGCTAGTTATTGCGGGTGCAGTTAACACAGCCCCGCCTCTAAATATAAATTTTTTGTTTTGACTAGAAAACGTTTGAATTTTTAATCCGTTCCACTCAACTGGGCTGATCGGCCCAGAAATAAGATTGTTGCTACTTCTATCCCACATTGTCTCAGGGACAAATCGACCAAAGTTTGACGGCATAGCACTAGCTGCAATTAAAGTTTCAACGCCTGGAGCCGTAACCAACTTTTCTACTCGTAGAATATTCCAAGGATATGACAAAGTAAGTTTCTGACCACACTTGTTAATGACTCTCAGCATATTCTCAGCGTCAGGATTAGCATTGCCAGCTATAGTTGTAGGCTTCGGGCCTTTTGTTTCGTCTGAAACTGCATCTGCGATAGTTAATAAAGTCATCTAAAATTTCCTATTTTGCAGGAATTAATTTATCTGGTATAAAGTTATTTTTACACTTATCTGGCGAGTCCTGCCACCCGTTTTGAATTGTTTCTGGAAATACGAAATATTCTATAAGTTTCCCTGCATCTCTATAGCCAACTATTGGGCCTTCCGTTTTGTTAATCTTAATTGTATTTTGTATTTTTTTATGTTTATTTTTTTTTGCCATTAAGCCCTCTTTGATTTTGCGCCAGCGCATTTCCATCGTTTACGACTTAACCGTAATGGAGAATCAGGATTTTTTGCTGCTTTAGGGTGTTTTCGCATTTGACCAGCCGACCTTGCACAATAAGCGTCACCTTTGGATGTTCCTGGCCTTACCCTTGCGCCGCCGCCTTTAGCTTTACCAGCCTGACCAAAAGAAACACGTTTTCCACTAGCCGTAACTTTTACTCTTGCTTTTCCTTTGCTGGGGGTAGCCATGTTTAGTTCCCTTTTAAAAACTTTTTGGGCGGCACTTTAATGCACCGCCCATTTTAAAGTTTAAGCAGAGCCTTTCATAAGTCCTGCTGCAATAAGGACAAGTCGCATCTCGTTAACCAATGCAATCATGGTATTACGATGTGCCGCCGTATCATATGCGCCAGCCGTGGCACCTGTGCCGCCAGCAGGAGCCGCTACTTGAGCAGAACCTGACCTTTGAGCCGCAGGGGTCACACCATAGAAACTAACGAGCGCGTCAACTGACTGACCCACCGAAGTTCCTTCAGGGTTTCCGTCACCAATATATTCAATAGTCATCTTTTTTTCCTTTCGATTTTTAAATTAAGCAGTACCAGAAACGCGAACTGCAAGACGCTCGTCTATGGTTTTCACGCCATATAAAACATCTAAACGGTATTTGCTGATGTCGTTTGTGCCGTCATACACAGGAATAACGCGAACATTAGTTCCTTTATATGATTGGCGAGAAACATCAACCGCACCTGGAGGCGCAACCAACGGAACACTCACTAGTGCAAATGCATTGTGACAAAACATTAAGTTTTGGCGATAACCAGTGCTATCTGTTCCAGCGACTGCAATGGCTGCGCCATCGCCAATAGCTGCGGAAACAGTTTGATGCGCCCCGGTTAGAATCGCTGCTGGTGACATTGTAAGAGTAATATCGCCACTTGAGTCACTTATTGTAGTAACTACCGTGAACTGTTTAAGGAATGGCAAAGTTGCCTTCGTTATAGGATTCACAGCATTTACTCCAGCAATCGTAAATACGTCTCCAGCATTAAGTGTGCAACTACCAGATGTCCAACCGTCAGTAATTAAAGTTTGCGTATTCGTATCTTTCGAAGCCGCATAAGTTACTTGCTGGTTAGCACCATTAGTAACTGGAGTGCCAGTATTTACGCCAACCGTGTGAGTCGGAACATTTTGCGACATAAACGTATCAACGCCGCCAATTGTACCAAGTGATCCACGCTTATAAGCCTCACCAACTAACTTGTCATTCAACAAAGCAGTCTGTGCGCCGACAAGACCCCAATGATCTTCAGGAGATAATACTGCACATCTTCCGTCCATTGGTGTTGCGTATTCGTCAAGCCTTTGTGGGCCTTTAGCAAAGTCTTGATTGCTGTTAATGACCTGACCAGGAGTTCCAACCCAAGAGCTAACATTTTTATACTGTGACATAAGATCAGTATCAATTTGGTTTGCTAGTTGGATCATAGCTGGCTTAATTACACGTTCTGAAAGTTCTTTGATGTCCATTGTCAATTCTTGAGAAGTGAAAGAGAAATCAATACCTTTTCTTTTATCTACAGAAAGCGTGAATTTGCCTTCAGTGGTATCTTGAACGTCCATTACAGCACCGTCACGAACGGTAAAGTCCATTGGTCGTTTAACAGAAATTGAAGAACCAACTTCGTATCCATTTACGGATTTTGAAAATTCTTCTTCGTAACCGCGAAAAACTTCTTTCGCCATTACCAAATTGTTGTCTAGCTGCAATACTGCTGCTTTAGCAATAATTGAAGCTGTTAAGGTCGTATTAGCCATAATTATATCCTTTCGGGATAAAAGTTAAAATTTCTATTACAAACCAAGATGCTTGCTAAGTTCTGACATGTTCATCTTTTCTGCTTTACGAGTCAGGGTTGCTTTTCCAGTATTCTTAATTCCTTTTACTGGCTTGGTTTGCGCTAGATGTTTGGTTGGCCGCTTTTTAGTGGCCTGAGTCTGCCGATCATATAACATCGCTTTGTAAGCATACTCAGTGATTACCGGGTTCAACGCCCAGGCGTCTAGTTCTCTCTGAGAAATATTTGGATGTTGCTGCTTAACGTGGTTAAGAAGTTCCGGTGCTTTTTCAGTTGAAAAATTCGGTATTCTTTTATTAAGCATCTCCACACCCTCCGCAGCTATAGTTGCTAATCGCTCTTTCTGTTGAGCGTCGGCAGCTTCTTCTTGCTGTTGGACAAGTGACAAAGTTTGTTGAAATTGAGCTTCTTTTGAAGCGATTGCATCTGAAATCTGTCTGGCACGGTCAGGGTTGACTTGCCATTCCTGATTCAAATCAACTGCTTTAAGTTGCTCTAAGTCCGATCTTTCTTGCAGTCCTCGTGTGTAAGTTTCAAGAGCTTCACCGTTCAATTCCGCTATTTTTGCGACGGTTTTTTCTTGAGTTTGAAGCGTCTTAGCTCGCTCCGCTGTTTCCTGATGCGATTTTGTAGCTGATGACCATACACCTTTCGAGAACTCGTCTATCTTAGTGGCTAGTTCTGGCGGTATTGCATCAACTGCAAACTCCAGCTTGTTGCCACCAAAATCAAAAGAGCGCATTTCTGGCTCATTAGTTTCATCAGTTTCTTCACCAGTTTCTTCACCGCCTTCTTCGACAGCTTCTTCATTGCTTTCGTCGCTTTCTTCCGCTTCGGCTGCAATTTCTTCATGCTCGACTTCAGAATCAGCATTGCTATCTAAAGAAACTATTTCTGAGCTATCAGACTGAATATCTTCTAATGCAGTGATTAATGTTTCTTCTTGCTCTGCTGGTGCAGCTACGTCTTCTTGGACGTCGGCTGCTGGTTGTGCGTCAGACATAAAATAAAACTCCTTTTAAGTTATCTAAAATTATCTAAAGTTGTTTTTAAAACTCTGGTTATTTTTCGCCACTAATGCAGGAAAAAATCGAAGTCTGTTAAATTATCTGTAGGTGAATACAATGTGCTATTGCTTGGGGTAGATAGGTTATTTGCTACCATGCTTCCTAGTTGCTGTGCAGCAGTTTGCTGGCTTCCAGTACCTACAACGCTACCGGATTGATTAGTCTGCCCAGACAATCCTTTGCCAAAATTATTTGCAGAATTAAAAGCACCGTAAGCTGTAGCGGCTAGTCCAATAGGGCCGCCAAGCACTGACCCGATGGTTCCTAATGCGTTCCCTGGAGAAAACCCTGTTTCCTCTTGAAACATGCCCTGCTCATTAATGCCTATTGGCGAAGTAATCCCAATAATATTAGCAAGCATTGAGCCAACATCATTTTGACTATGTTGGGCTTCTTGAAGGGAAAGATCAACGCTATCAAGTGTATTCCCTAACTCCGCGTTTGTGGCTACGCTAAATGGCCCTGCTGCAACACCGTCTTTTGGCCCTAAAAGATTATTTTGTTGGGCATACGCTAAATTCTGTATAGTAGCTAAGTTTTCTGCATCTTCATTAAGATCAGCATTAAAATCGTCCTCTTCTGCTTGCATATTTACTACATCAGCATTGTTTATTTCATCATCAAAACTAATGTCGCCACCTGTGCCGTCGTCGTCGCCATCGCCGCCAAAGCACCAATGTTTTATATCATGTTCGTTCAGCCATTCTTCTTGTTTGAAAAGACCGTCAGACCACATTTTTTTAATTTCTAACATTTTCTAAAATCTTTCCTTTGGCTCTAACTTTTTTTCTGCTGTGGCTTCGTATAAATTTAGCATTGTGCAAAAAATCGTATTTTTCAAAGTGCCTAAACATTTCTTTAGTGTGTCCAAATGGCGCAACGAAATCCACGATCCATAAATTATTTCCAGATTGCCAATCATTCGGCTGTATCTTTCTTGTTCCATTTTTATATCCATCAGATGATTCATTTGAAAACAAACCAAATGTAAAAAAACCCACCGCCTTATCATCTTGTTTTAAAAAACCGCATTGCTGCAACTTAATTGGCGGTATAATCAATCTTTCAATGTCTTCAACTCTCCATCTTCTATGTACTTTAGAATGTAGCATTAAAAATAATGCGTCTTCTAAATCAGACATTTCCTACGTTATTTCAGCAATAATCATGTCCGGCGGGTTTGACGATATAGCCTCTGCCGCTTTTAACATTGCTTCTTTCGTTGCTTGCTCTTGATCCATCATATGTTCTTGATGCGAAATGTAAACTTTCGCCAGTTCCACTTGCCGATTTTTTTCATTTTCTATAGCCGTGAATTGATCCTTTTGAGCTTGCTGCCGTTCTTCGTATTCCCATTGTGCTAACATTCCCGGTTTGTTTTGCAGTTGCAATTCTTCTAATTCAGCTTGACGCTCTTTTAATGTCAACTCTCTGTCTTTCAACACCAACTCCTCACCTGTTGCCATAGCGTCTGCTTGCGACTTTTTCGCGTCGGCTTCTGCTTTCATCATTTGAGCTTTTTTGTCTTGCTTAATGGCCTCATTTTCCGCTTTCATCCGTTCGATCTCTTGCATAACTTTTTCTTGCAATTGCTGCATTTCTTGATCTTTAGCTTGCAGTTGCTGTTGCATAGCCGCCATTTCAGGGTTGTCTGATTTGTTTTCTGCCTCTTCTGCTTGACGCACCTCTGGAGGTAGCAACGATTTTAATCTTTTCGCCACCATGTCTGCACCCACGAAGTCCATGTGATCCAGCAAAACATCGCCGACGAACGGAGCCGCCGCAGGTACTTGGCGCATAATTTCAATAAGTGTTTCACGGGTTTCTTCTCTTTGTGTTGTGTAAGATGGGCCTGATTTTACATTAACGTCATATATGCCAACTGCCAGATTATACAATTCTGGGCCGCCGTCCACATTTTCCTTGTTAGAGCCTCCATCTTCTTGAGTTAATTGTACTATTTTTGCTTTGTTATCTTCGCCAAGAATACGTACCGTGCTTTGCTGGGAATAAATTGAAGGAATTATATCAACTAAAACTTCACCAAGATATGAAATTGCACGCGACATATTATCAAGGAAATGAAAGTTTGACACATCGCCTTGGCGTTCCCTAGCCATAATTGCGCGGCCTGATGTTTCGTTTGAACGTGCGCCCAAACTACTATTATAAATTCCGATTATTGATTTTATGTCGTCAATATTAGATGCAGCCTCGTTTAAAACGCCCGCAGGTACTCCTGCAAATGCTTGTCTTTGCGGTGCGCCACCAGACGCGGCGTTGTACTCTAAATACGCATGACTTCTTGTGTTTGCTGAAGCCCATTTTGCTTCATCGCCTTTTGGAACAAACCCTTTTGGCCCAATAAAAGGAGTTTTTGGGGCTAATGCCACTAACTCACATGCACTGCTCCTCCAGTAATTATACATCGATTGACTATCTTTCGTATCACGAATCATAGACCTGAAATGGCGTCTCCCATCAAGAAAAACTTCTTCGCCCCACACAGGGCAAATTGGTATTTTTGATCCAGGCCACGCTTGTTCTTCTAAAATTTCGTCACCATTCATAATATAGCGCATAATTTTAGAAGTTTTTACTTCTCTCTCCCGCCTTATCTCGCCGCCAGACATTAAAAGAAAAGCACTTATTATTTCGTTTTCTGTATTCATTCCTTCCATCGGAATATTGCCGTTTTCAAAATACCTTTCTGCCATTTTAATTATTTCAGTATTTTTTATAGCTTGGTTTTGCTCTTCTCCCGTTTGCGGATCAGCAATAGTTAATTCAGACAAAGTATACGAAGTAGCCTCTTTTTTAAAATATTCTGCAATTCTGACGCTATCTTCTGTTATCCACTGATCTGATGCTTCGTCTCTACTGTCACCTTGAAAATTAGCTAGCGAGGCATCTGGGTATTTTGCTTTATATTCATCATTTCCCATAAATTCCGACACGAACGCATAATTCCAATCCGATGCATCAAAGCGAGTTGATGAAGTATCCCAATGTACTGACAGCGGATTGGGAATCCGATTGATTCGCGCTTCCAACGAAAAATCCATGTCATGGATATAATCAATGTCTACTCTAAAAAAACCAAAACCACCCGTCACCGCACAATCTAGCGCAGTGGAATACGCAACCTCTGCGCTAGACCTGCGTTCTATAGATTTTATAATTCCTGCTATAACTTCTGCTGTATTCTCATCGCTGTCATTATCGCTTGGTGTTATATTTATTGCTGGTCTATTTTGACGACTCTCATTTACAACTGATCTGATAAAGGCCGGAAGCTTGTTTATTACCAACGCTGGTCGGCCTTCTTGAATCCTACTTTTTAATATCTGCTCTGGCCATTGTTGACTCATACGAGAAAACTTAAAATCTTCATAATAAGATTCTCGATTGAAATCACTACCTTGATTGGAATCATAAAATTGTTCCAACGCCTCTTTTAAAATGTCGTCGTCTTTCATTTTTTTGCCTAATTTCTATATTTATTTTAATTTATCATTTTATACTTAAAAAGTATATAGCGTTTGTTTAGCTCATCCATCCACCTGATGATGGAGGTGGCTGATAATAGTTTTCTTTTTCTCTTGGCTTTCCTTGCAATAATTCAGGAAATAATTCTGTAAAAGCCCATATCGCGCTTTCCGCACGATCTGGAGAATCGCTACCTTCGTAGCCCTCAGAAGTAAATTTGCAAAGCTGATCTTCTAACTTATCAAATGTACCGACATGACTGACCATATCCAAATTGTACAGTGCGCTTATCGGTTCAGCCCTCACGTGTTTTCCCCTTGTTGCCCTAACTTCAATAACTGGGATGTTGTTTCGCACAGTTTGCAAAGTATGCTTGACCATATCCCCGCCTTGATTAATTTCTACAACTATGCCATCTGCGTCAAATTTATCAAATAACGAAACTGCTCGTCGCGCCCACTCATGCGGCGCACCACGGGTAGAGCCGTCTGCTATCACGTAGCCCCGCCCATCTGATCCTTTACAGCACACTGATATTCCATGTTCATCAGACCTTTCTGTATTACTTACCGCTGGATCAATTCCAACTAATGTTCTTTCTCGCTCGACTGGCATTATTGATACACGATTTGCGTGGATATTCTGACGATTAAAAATAGCATTTTGAGCTTGCGGCTCGTAGTGTCCTAGCCAAATATGGGCGTAGCGATCTGGATTTGTCCGCTCATCAAATTCTCTTTCTGCCTCTAGTTCAGCAGGAAAAAACTTATTTTGGTCAAAGTTTACTTGCCGGATGATTGCATTTTCAGGTGGTGTAACATTTCTAAAAAATTTGTCCACTGGATCTGTGGCAGAACGTGGATTCCAAGAGAACCATAATTCTGAATTAGGGGTGCGAATTGTTGGCCGCAGTAATTCTAACGATTTTTGCGACAACGAAGCACTTTCCTCGCACCATGCAATGTTGAAGCCTTCCAAACTTGTTATTGATTGCGCCGTGTGGTCTTGCAATCCTTGGAAAATTATTATGCCGTCTCCGGGTGTTTTTATGCAATCATTTTGGATTTCAAATAAATTCTTTTTACCCATGCTATTTATTTTGTCTTCAAGTAATCTTTTGGCCGATTCTTTCAAGGACTTTTGAACTTCTCGAACGCATACAGCACGAAATCCTTTTGTTGTGCTAGCATTCGCAATCATAGCTTCTGCGAAAAAATGGGACTTTGCAGAACCCCTTCCGCCGAACAATGCCTTATATCGGCTAGGTTTCAAAAAATCTTTAAAAATGTCAGCCGCTATTCCGACTTGGTATTCTTTCCCCATAAAATTATTGGCCCTCCCTCTTCACCGCTAATTTCGTTTACAGACGTTTCTTTCCATCCGGCGCGGCAGCCCATCCAATACTTTTGAGCCTGTACGTCGCCGCCAATAGCCTTGTTGTACATTGCCCCGCCGACCTTGGCGTTCGCTTTGATCCATGCCGTATCTATCTCGTCCCTGTAATACTTCGTCAGGGTTTTAACGTCCATCTTCAAAGCTGACGCAATATTCTCTTGGGATATACCAACAGCAGCCATCATAGACACCGACTGAGCCTCTTCATCTGTGCGTTTATGTGGCGGTTTTCTCTTGAGTTTTGGCTTGTTTGTCATGGCGTTCCTATGGGGTCGGGAAATTTTACCTATCCCCTGGTTATCAACTCTAGTTTTAACTTGACTGGATTACATATACCAGCCAGCAAACTTACTGCGGCAATTGGGTCGCCCTCGTTACCACAAGTATAGCAATCAACCGCCATAAATGCACGTTCTGGGAAGTAATGTATACTATAGTGGCTTTCAGCTAATATAAGAACGCCTGTAAATGCTTCGCCGCCGAAGTCCTTAAAACACTCTCCGACAATTTTTAGCCCGCTTTGCTCTGCTGATTTCTTTTGCGCGGATTTTATATGCTTCATTGGCAATGATTCGTCTAGCCATATATCAGCAATTACATGAGTACCATTAGTCTGCATCGCTAACATCCAAAAACGCATCTATGTTGCCAAGGTCTGATACGGCCTTTTTTGCATTACCCTTTAAGAAAACCAAAATGTTTTGGTGCGTCTTGCCTATTTTACGGGTTGCATTCATTGACTTACCTGCCCGCATTGGCAGGGTGCCGACTGGCGTTACCAGTATAATCTCGTTGTAATAACTCATCCCCGCGTCAGTGAAGGCTTTTATTGTGTCACCGACGAAGTTGTAATACGAACCATCTTTGGCTCTGACTTCGCCAACAACACAAACGGCGAACCTGTTTTCTTTAAGCTGCGAACATGCCGCCTTGATAATTCTTGAGTAAGTTTCAACAAAGTCTTTGTATGGCATTGTGGAAAGGTCTTTTGGGTCATCGCTATATACCTCCAAATCTGCGTATGGAGGACAAGTAAACAGGAGGTCGACGGAATTGTCCAATATATAATTGCGAAGGTTTTCACTTGTGTCGCAATAGTATTGGCAATCAAATTCTTTTGTCCGTTCTGAGTTTAGCTTTACCTGTTCTTCTCTTAGCTCAATTCCTTGGAACTTCATACCACAAGCCCCAGCCACATAACCAAACACACTATCACCCGCAAACGGGTCAAAGGCCAAACCGTTTTCCATGCCGAACCATCGCACCATTAACTCAGCCATAACAGGGTCAAGGATCGAAACGCCACTGTTTATACCGCCAACCATAGACGCTTCGGAACCTAACGTCCCTTCTCTGCTTTCTCCTTTATCACCTATTTTTAACATCCACGCACGTTTTCGTTCTTGCCACCATCCTTCTCTAGCATTTAATAAGCTAAATGGTGGCGCTCCAAACTCCCTGGCCATGCCTCCAGCGTTTTCGCCTGTCATTGATATGCTATTGGTTAATAATTTATTCAACTCGCCTACCTCAAAGCCCATCAGTGACAGGTCGAACCCTTCAGCGTCCAAGTCCATGACCTCAACCTTGAGCAAGTCCAAGTCCCATCCGGCGTTCTGAGGCAATTGGTTATCAGCCAGGACGTAAGCCTGTTTCTGTGCATTCGTCCAGCCGTTAGCCGTCATAGTGGGGATTTTATCAATGCCTAGCTTACGAGCCGCTAATACCCTGCCA